GAGAAGCACCAGAACAAGTGATCGTTACAGTATCACCAACTACAGGAGAAGAAGGACTTATTGAAAAGCTACCAGAATCATAATCTCGATTAAAATCGTAAGTTGGCTCGTACGGAAAAGATATAGTGGCAAGAGTCCATGTGGAATGAGAGCCGCCCCTAGTTATTGTTCTTGGCGCAACAGCATTATGCACGACAATTAACGTATCAGCACTCTGCGTCCAATCCATCTCTTGAATCTGTGCTGTAGTCCAAGGAGTAACTAGATAATTATTGCCTGTACCGTTGATATTGGTCTGCAAAACTCCGTCTTTGTACACATACATTTTTGCATTTACAAAGATTAAAAGGTAGGTCTGAGTTGTTGAGAACTCGAATGTAACCATTCGCACTGTCGATTCAGTATGAGTGGATACATAACGCAATCCTGGTCTACGCTTAATCCCCCCCTGGGGAAGGCATATCACGTTGGTTAGAGTCTCAGCACCCTTATAATAACCATCATAATCATGACGGGCAGTTAGACGCGGATCTAACTCACCAGCCGTAAATGATGTTTGCGCTGATATAGTGCGTGGCATCAGGCACGAATCTCAGTCAATGGTGAATGTTGGAACTCCACTGGAGGCGTAGCCTGTGAGTCAATAGTTTTGCTCTTGGTTAGCTGATCCTTGGTTAATGTCTGGAAATACTCCGCCTTTGTTGCTGAATCCGTTACAGGAATAGCAAACATGGAAGCAAACGTATATTCCATTAACTTAACAAAATAAGCCGGAAGTTCTGATTCATCAGGCTTGAATAGATAATCCAGCACTAATGTTGATTGATTAGTGTAGACCTTATCCTGATAAATCTCATAATCTGTGTTGCCTGTGTCTACATGCTGAACCAATAAGAAGTTAGCAGGTAACTGAAAAGCATAACTCCATGTATCCACCGGAGTTGATGTCAGCCTAGAAAGACTAGCCTTCGCTGATGCGAATCTCCAGGGATGTTTGGTTAGCAGATCTTCGTATGTCTGCTCGTATAGGTTAGAGGCAATCAATGCCCCTGTTGTATCTTCTGTGAAACTTGAGATCGGACTCTCACCAATAAGCAGAAGCGCATTGGAGGTAATGTCGACCTTTGAATAGGTGCTTACTGTAGCCATCTACAATCCCTATAGTAAAACCCCCTCCGAAGAGGGGGGGTACACTTTAGTCTGCGTCAGCTACGGAGATTGCTGTACCGTCAGATACATCAACCACGCTACTGGCATTAGACAAAACAACTACCAGTGAAGCAGTAGGAGTTGCAGTGTCATAACAATAGATCATATCGCCTACATTCAACTCAAGAGTAGCACTATTAAAGTAGCCACTTGTGTTGACTGTTGCGATTGCATCAGCAGACTTATAAGTCCAGATCTTTGGAGCGTCAGCAGCACCAGAAGAGGACAGGTTCAGATTTGCTCTTGCGAAAGCCATAACTATTCTCCTTATGCAGATTCGTCAATTTGGACTTTAACGATACCGTCAGAGTCGATGGTTGCAGCACCAGACTTCATCTTACCTGTAGACAACCAGGAAGTTTTAGACGGTACATAGTTCACCTCGGTAGAGATGTCGATACCAATAGCAAGACCAACTGAGGACTTATGGAAAGCGAAACAATCACGGATGTTGCCAGCCTTGGCAAGACCACCCTCAGTACGACTCTCCATCATTACCCAATTGAACCCCATAAAGGTGTCGATCTGACCAGACATCAGAACACGAAGAGCATTATAATCTGCGCTAGTAATGCCAGAGGTGTTCATCATCTTCTCGATAGCCTGAGCAGAACATACCATTACACGATCACCAGAAGGTACACCAGCGTCATTCAGAACACGGGAGGTCTGGGTGATCTTGGCAAGAGTCATGTTAGTACCGCCATTAGCGATGGTAGTACCAGCAGTCAGATTATCAAGAACCAACTGATCCATTCTGCGACCCATTGCGCCAGCAATTGTCTGAGCAAGTTCTACACGCTCATCAAAGTTGACCTCGGCAGCATCGAAGATGTCAGTATATTCAGGAGCAAGCCAGTTCTCAAGAGAACAGGTGATCTTGCTGTGAGAGATGTCCATTGGAGTGACATCAGACTGACTAGCCTTCTGGTTAGCGAGTCCTTTGCCCATCTTACGGAAGTAGTGTGTGTCGCCAACCACACCTGTACGAGTTCGTACGGTAGGACGAAGTTTTCCAGCAGTCTGGAAAGCGTGCTTAACTTCTGCATCAAATTGTGCAGCCGCCGCACTTGAAAGATTGATACTCATTTTTGAGTCTCCTATTACAAGTTAAAATTACTCTCTTGCAATTCGGGTTCCCGTAAAGCACGGACCGAATCTAGGATCTTTAACCTGATCCCTGTTGGTCCTCACTTTACAGGCTCCATTAGGAGGTATCCGCAATATGAGGTTGGTATTGCTACCATTTATGTCATGTATAGCGAAAAATAAAATTGAGTCAACTGTTTATTGCATGATCCTGTTTGCTGGAGCATTGCCATAGAACTCTCTGAACTTCTGCTCTACTTCGGAGCGGTAGGTTGGAGATTCGTAATAGCGTGGATCTGCCATTAGTTCCTGTAGTTTCTGCTCTGTCATTACAGACACGGTAGATGTCTGATCTGGAGCAGTTACTTGGGTTTCTCTGGACATCGAACGCATTTTCTCCAATAGAGAGAATCCGTCTGCTGTAGTGGCTAGACCCTGCAATGTATTAAACTCGTTCTCATCCAGGTTAGCTTTGCCCCACTTAACCATATCAGTGATGCGCTGTGTTGCATCAGGACCGATGTTTTGCAACTCTTGTTCCCTTGATGCCTGATCTGCTTGCAATGTTCCATTAACATATAGCTGGAACAGTTTGGTGTACCCTTCCTGGCTTAATCCTAATTCCTGTGCAGTCTCGTTAAAGGAATCCATCATGGGGTCGCCATCAGGAACAACATATCCCTCAAGACCTTCTGGCATTTCCACCTGATAACCGTCCTCTGGAGAACCAGTAAAGGAGCCTAGCTTAGACTCCAATCCTGCATACGCCTTTGCTTGATCTGCTACTGTCTTATATTTTTCAGATTTGAACCAATCGGGAGCATCACCAGTACCAGTTACATCTTCTGCCAAGTGCCATATCTCACCTTGCTCTGCCGTAACCTCTTCTGATTCTGCTGTATCCAATAGTGTTTCTTCTGTCATTCATACGCTCCCATTTCTGCTCTTTTGATTGCAGCACGGAACTGACGCACAAGATCGTTCTGACCCTCTCTCCAATATCCATGCCCCTCTTTTGATCCTGTTGGACATACTGGCTTCATTAGAAACCTATCCTCCAGGTACAACATCAACCGCTTACCCTCTTCCGTACCAAACACTGTACGAATCAGGTAGTCGATCTCCTTTGCTCTTTCCTTAGCTTCTGCTAGATCTGTCATGCTACAGCCTGTAGACCTCCCTCTTGAACAGCCTGAGCCGCCAACTGTGCTTGCATAGCCTGTTGCTTCATCTCTTCTCGCTGTGCTGGAGTTCTTAGAAGATCCAGATCAATACCCATCTTCTTGCCGATCCACTCTGGAATAGCCTCAAGATCAACACCAAGAGCAGTTGCCTCTGGTCCTGCAAGTGAAGCCATCTGAATAAACTGACCAAGATTAGATATATCCTCCATGTCCTGCGCTCTAGCAAGAGGAGAAATAACACGAACCTCAATAGCCTTACCATCTACCTGTACATCAGGAACAATGCCGTTGCGCTTGAGTATGTCGATGGTTCTGCGTACAAGTTTCGTAATGAACTCAGTCTGCAAACGTCCAAAGGATGAGCCAATATCACTCATCAACTCCTGCTGACGGATTGCAATCTCTGTTGCTGACTTGGTTGGTCCTGCTACTGGTCCTAGTTGATCGTAAAAGAGAGCTTTGCGGATAGATTCTTTCAGATCTTCCATTACGAACTGAGACACATTGAAGTCTCCAGCAGAAGGTAGCGGACTCAATGAACCCTCTGCTGCCACTGGAATAACAACTCCAGGTGCAATCTTTACCGTCCAAGGATTAAGAACTCCATCATCTACGCCAACATAGACACCTGCAATAGATTTCTCTGCGTTCTTGAGAACATACTTGGCAACCAGATTCAGAGTCTTGATGTCCGGTAGAGCAGACATGATAGGACCACGTCCATAACGCTCACCTGCTACTTTAGACCATCTGAATACAATCCACGGAGAGACATCAAAGTAATCTTCCCAAACAACGTGCTTAGTTGCTGCCTCAATGACAACGAACTCATACGTCTGCTTATCTGGATTAAAGATTGTTCCCTCGATCAACTCGACTAGAGTATCAGGCTTCTCCTCTATCTGACGTTTAACCTGGTCAGAAGGCTTGCCGTTTGCCCAAGTGCGCTCAATGTTCCTTGCAGGCATTGAGTGTTCACGGAATACAGTCTCAATCGTACCATGAGGACCTTCCTCAACAATCAGCTCAGATAGTGGAACTGCTGTAAATTTAAGCAGATTACCGTCTACTCCTTCCTCAAGTAGAAGCGCACCAGTACCAACCGCCAGATCAAGAAATGCCTCATTCGCCTCTGTTGCTAGATTAGACTGATTGATGTGAGAGAACATAATCTCTGACATCTCTTCTAGTTGCTGATTGATTTCCCCTGTCTGATCTTTGGGAATAACAGATCCAGCCTCTAGCTTTGCCCATTGCTTGAAGGGAGGAACGAGGGTTGACTGCAACCTTGATGCAAACCGCTGTGTTGCCACTAATGCGGTTGAATCATAGATCGTAGCATTCTTCTTGGCTCCAGGCTGATGCAGGGATACCGTCTCTCGTTGCGGTAGAGCCTGCTCATAGCACTCTCGCCAATGAGATACCCAATACTCCCTGTGAACCTTGGAAGCCTCAAACCTCTTAACCACCCCTTCTACGGCTTGATTGTTTTTCCTGTAACTAGGCATAACAACCTCCTATCCTAGAGTATCAGAGATTCCCTTCTCATCATTTGAGATCAAGAGAGAGCGTCCACGTCTACGTCTTGCGCCAGCAGACTGTCTCTTCTTCTTGGCTGCCTTCTCTGCACGCAGTTGACGATCACGATCTGCCTCTGCTTCTTTCTCTGCTTCTGACTTTTCAGGAACGCCACCACCGCCACCACCACCGAATAAAAAACCCATTTTACTTCTCCTTACAAAGATACTTCTTTAGTTGATAAGGCGTGATTACATACCACGCCCTTAGTCCTAAGAGATGTTTGATTACCGTTATACAGGTAAGCACCCCTCTCCACAAAAACCTATTCTCCCTCGAAGATCTGACATACAAGACCTCATGCCCTAACTCTTCCATCTTCTTGGGTACATCTTCATCT